GATTATTATAATACATAAAGATAGTCACAAAATAAATGTAAATATTATTACTCTTTTTGTTGCATATTAATATGCTTTGACTAAATTTGCATCAGTTAAACAACAACGACATGAACGTAACACCACACAACGAAACTGTTCACAAGGAACTGATTTCAAAAATAGATGACCTGCTTGATTTTTGCAGGCTAAACGGATATTCACACCTTGTTTTAATCGGGAAGGAAGGTCAATGTTCAAGATACATGGAAGGTACTTTTGATGATATTGGTAGCATGGTAACTAGCCTAGGCATGTCAAACGAATCATTCGGGGAAATAGTAGAAGTGTCAAACAAGGCAATTAAAAAGCACGCAAGATGTATATCCTAATCCATATTGAGAACTGTATTTCATCTTACATATCAACCGAGGATGATTTATTGAAAGCACGTATGGCACGTGAAAGGTTGATGAACACTGGGCTTTACAGGACTGGGTTACTTACTTGGATAACAAAAAAATAATGACAACCTGTAACAACAACTCATGCCCGCTGTCAAACGATTGCGCCCGACATGAAAAACACTACGACTACGAGACTATTCCGAAAGTACACTGCTTTACGTTTGTGTCTGGAGTAGCTTCGTGTGACGACTTTCTTTACAAAACAGCAACCAATTTAATTCCAAATAGCAATGACAACTCTAAATCTTAATTACACCCGTAAAAATGGCATGTACCACGTGCTGAACACTCCAAATGGAGTAACACTGCCAACGGATGCAAAAGTAATCCCCACACGTAGCGAAAGACCGTTTCAGGTAGTTGTAGATTTTAAGGTAGCAATGGTATATCCTAAATTTGTTTAGGTATATCAAAAAAAAGAGCCAGCTAATCACTGGCTCTTTTTGTTCCAACTCTTTAATGTTTTACTTAAAAACGGAATACGCTACCCAGAACATAACAACGCATGCACATATTAAAATCCCCAAAATAACCCCTTTATAGAACTCTCTCATCTTGCTTTTCTTTTAGCACTATAAACTTTTTACCTTCCTTTAGTTCTATTCCTTGTGATTGCATTAATGAAATAAAGCTACTATTAATAGAATCTAAAGTTGATTCGTAATATGACAAAGGATGTTTTTTTGTATAGTCTGCGTATACTATTTCTAACCCTCTCGCTGTTTGAAACTTAGTAGTTTGTACAAATTCACGGCAATCGAAAGTAATTGCATCCTTGGTTACTTCGCCCAAAATGTCATATCCATCGTGGTAGTAATAACTCAAAGGAACGCTTTCAGGTACTTCTACAAACACCAAAGTCCCGTTTCTAGTTTCTAGCTTTTGCATCATATTGGATTTATTGCACTCAACATGTTATTCATCAGTTCCTTATATTCCTCTTTCGACATTACAACTTGTTCTTCTCGCTTCTCAAGCCACCAATTTGGGACAAATGTAGTACCGTCACCATTTGACCAAATCCCGTCCTCAAAAAGCAACAGTCCTTTTTCGGTGAAGTAATAATCGGGCTCTTTCGGATGTTCGCTATATGGCACTTGTACGAATACTGTTTCTGTTTTCATGATAGTTTTTCTTCAAGTTTTTCAATTCTTTTGTTCAAGAAAAAAGCAGCCCTATCGTCCATATGACGTTTAGATAATTTTAAAATTGACTTGCATTCGTCTATTTGCGCCTGTATAGCCACACGCTCGCAAGCCATAGCAGTTATAGTAATTCCATCGCTTATATTACTATCAATTTCAGAACGCATCTTGTCGTATAATGTTTCTTCTTTCATAACCAAATAGTTAATTGCGCCCAGATTATTATTAATACACACATCCATCCTATAAAACCATAAGCTATTTCTAAATACCTCGGCATGGCAGTGTACGTCTTAAACAGGAATAAATGATACATTGCATCTTGGACTTCTTTGATATATTCTTTCATATATTTATTGTTTTAATATTCTTCCATTATCCTAGTAAATCCGCTTTTACTTACTGTCAATCAATTGTTTAACACTGTTTTCTGCCGACATGAAGCTAAAAGCATAATCTCGTCTTTTAGCCATAATTTCAGGATGCCGTTTTATTCCCCTTGTCACGTTTGAATGTGTCAGGCAAACGGTAATCGCTATTTGCCTGTGACTAAATTTCCCATATTTTGCAGCCAAGACATAATAGGCATATCGGGCATAGGAGTGTGTTATCTGTCTGCCAAATATCACAAAGTCGCTTTCTTCTATCCCGAAAGACTTACATACGATTGATTTTATTTCTTTAAGTGTCATATTGTTTCAATCAAACAAGGCTTGCATGTATTGCCTATCTCTACCCTCTTAAATAACTTCATTAAATCAAACGACTCACAGTTTAAGATATTTTTATCCACAATATCTAAAATCTGCTTATACTGCCTTTGATAATGCTTATCGACAATAATTAAATCATTATGCTTTCTTATCGCACTAAGAACAGTTGAGTGGTTTCTATTTATTATTCTTCCTATTTCATTTACATTCACCACTATTTGTTTTTCAAACAAAACGCCACAAAACATAAATCGTGCATTTGTAAATTCGGTTGTCCTGTTATGTTTAAAAATATTTTGACCTGAAAGACCTAATACCTTAGCCACTATTTTTTCTATTCTCCTATAATTATTCTCCATCTTGTTTGTGTTTTAACCTCCTAGCCTCAATTTCCATTATAAAATATTCCCTCAAACACTGAGCCTGAAAATAACTAGCCAATTCCTTTTCATCTTTTTTGCCCTGTTCTAATAATCGAAAGCTAACCAAGTCAAATTTGTTTTTTGCCGATTGCTTAAGTCTTTCTATTACTCGCTCTTTATGTTCTTCTGTGACCTCGCAATGCCCAATTTCTTTTAAATAATCATAAAGAAGCCCACCAGTATCACGAATTGAGTTACCATTCTTGACTAATTGGTAATTCTCGCGCCAACGCTTACGCATGGCTTCCACGTGGTTATAACCTTCACCACCTTTATGCTCTTCAATCAGCCTAACATCTTTATTTTGTTCAGCTTGAAATTCTTGCAACGTAACGGCTCGAATAGGCAAAGCAAGGTAAGAGGTCAAATAGAACTTGAACGTAGCGTCACACGCATGTTTTACGTCACCAAACACGCCATTTGCTCCATACTCCAATGCCAATTTGAATTCCTGAACTGGCATATAGTTAAAATGCTTTTTCAAGTCATCACATGTAATCGAAATCGTATCGTTTATAAACATTTCGTTGCCTTCTGCTCTTTGCCCTGTTCTGGTATAGTATTCACGAATGCTAAGAGTTATAAAAGTCTTAAATGCCTTATAATCTTCTTTTGCTATCTCAAATACCTTTTTACTAGACAAGGCTTCTTTGATGTCCGTTTTGCGTACCATTTTCAGAACTGTTTATTTCGTTTAAAATACTTGCAAACACATCATTATTTTTTTCTTGTTTCCCTTTCTGGTTATCGGTCTTGATTGTCTTTTGCCTAAGTATAGCGATTATTTCAGGGAACTTTGAGTTTATGAAAGCAGGATTTTTATTGTTTTGATAAAAATCTGGCAATGTTCCAAATTTAGAAAGAACAAAACGGAACATTTCAATTGGCTCGTATCCGTCTTTTTTGTTTTCAGTGCAATATTTTTCAATCGAGGCAATCGCTACAAAATCCTTAGTTTGCATTTTGAAAGGAGTTTCGTTTTCGGAAAGAAACCAATCAGTAAAGCAATCAGAAAAAATATTTTTCCTAGTAATAACCGCTTTAGCGGCTAATACTTCTTTAGGTTTTTCTTTTTCATTATCACTTTCAATAACAGGTACAGTAACACTATCACTTACAGGTACACTATCAGCGATGTTTGCGATGTCTTGCGATTCATTTTGTCGCAGTGCGATACTTTGCGATTTTGTGCGATTTTGTGCGATTAATTCAGCGTCTTCTATAGTTAATTCTTTTTTTATTATTAACTCATATAGGTCTAAATGCCAACGTTTTAAGTTCCCTAACTTCCCAGAATTGCTTTTTTTATCTACTTCTGATTCCCATTTTTTTAAATCACGTTTTAACGTGTTTTTTAATGGGATAAACGAAATTTCAGTTAGTCTATCAGGTGCAACTGGATTTTGGTCATTAACATACCTGAACAAATGCTTGATTAATCTACCTGCTTCTTCGTCAGTAAGAGACTCAAAATTATCTATCCAGTCGGTATAAATCAGTATTGAACTTTTACCTTCCGCCATTATTTATTACTTTTATTTGTTTAGCAACTTTAATAACCTCCCTAGCAAAAAATATGGCTTCGTCTGGAGTAAATACAAAAAATGGCGAACATTCAGATTCTACATTTCCAATAAACACTTCATTAAATGAATTACCATAAACGTGTATTATTTCAGCGTCTTGTATGCGTTCGGATTGTTCAAATATTTTTCTCATAGTAGTAAAATAAAAAAGCCCAAAATCAAGCTGGCGGGCTATCAATTGGGCTTAGTGGTCAATGACCAGTTTCTCATACAAGTATCCGCCAATACAGGGCAAAGCCGTTTTGCTTTGCGTTACAAATATACTAAATTAACCGATAGCTACAATTAATTTTCTAAGAAATCAACTTTGGAATTATTGCCCATCTTGCTATTATACTCCATTTTTAACGTAGCTGATTTTATCAGTTTGCCCGCGACATTAGCTATCTCTTTAGCGTTTCTGATGTCTATTTTCTCGTTCCTGCAATCCTCGTACAACGCTTTTAGGTCGTTTGTCAAATCTGTTATTCCGTTAAGCTTTACTTCGTTTTTCATGTCGTTTTATTTTAATTATTTGTCTTTCTGCTTCCAATATCTTTTTATTTGCTACCAAAGCCGTGTAAGGCATTTTGTATTTCCTACTGAGCAGGTCGGCAATGAAAGAATCTGTAAGTCTTTCACTTCTACTTTTTGCTTGCGCTTTACGATCGCCTCGCCCATTATTCGCCCAATTACTTTTGTTTTCCTCGTAAACATCAACTCCTAATTCTTTTCTTTTAGCTCGCATAAATTCACGATTATACTGCTTTGTGTATTCTTTTGGGTTGTCTTTTCTTTTGACCGTTATTTTGGAAAGAATATCACTTTTCATAACTATTGATTTAAACTATACCTAGCCACTTTTTTCTTGCTGTAACCGACTTCTACCATTTCGGATTTTATCGAGTTGCCCCTTCGTTTCAAATCGGATATTCGAGATGCCAGACGTAGACACTGGAAGCGGTTTAGAGCCTCTAATGAAGTGATAGAGCCACCCGAACTAAGGTGTTCAAGAATGCGCTTGTTTTGTGATTCGGTTGTCATAACGTATCGTTTTTAGTTGTTGGCTTCATGCTGTTTTTGCACCCTTCTACACAGTAACCGCCGTTTGGTAATTGACCAGAAACTTTGGCTTCTAAGCGTTCAATTTCACATGTGATAACAAATGCTATCTCACGCATTTTTGCAGGTCTTTCATACCCTCCATTGGCTACATCACTAAGTCTTTTTTTTGCTTCGTCTGGTGTCATAAATATGATTTTAATTTGTCCAACATGTCGTAAGCTTCTTTTTTAACTCCTAAACGAATTGCATCATTTTTAAGCATTTCTTCCAAAAGATGTATTTGCCCTTCGATTGACCCACGCTTAAAATCCTTCTCGCATACTTCACCATACGAAAGCATATTGCAACTTTCATCATAAGTGTTGTCGTAAAATTCACCCCACATTTTAGTGGCGTATTCTTTTCCTTTTTCTTCCAGTGTCATGATTAATTCCATTTTATATCCCAAACATTGCCTTTTTCTTTCTCCAATTCCATCCAAGCATTCAATCTTGAAATACCGTTTCTTGACCAACTAAACTTTTGACCAGTCTTTTTGTCCGTCACCTCAAAGTCGAACGGCTTGCGCCCGTCGTTTCTTGCGCCTATTATTTGCTTCATATTTTGTTTATCAATTTAGCTTCAATTTGTTCCTGTAATTCCTTTGCGCTTGTCAAGTGGAACGCCCTGTTACTGAAAAACGGTGCTTCGTTTGCCATTGTTAGGCATTCCCTTCCATTATACCTATCCATCATTACGTCAAACTTTGCACCCGTTACTGTTTGGTATTTGCCGATATACGACTTGTCATTTTCGGACAACTTTACGTTGAACGTAGTATCTTGCTTTGCCATTACTTGTACTTTTCGCTTAATGTTTCAAGTTCTGCCACAAACTTGACTCTGTTTTCTGGAGTCATATTTGTCATTGCTGAAATCCCCTTGCCTATCTGTTCGTACATTATGTCTTTGCTTTTTTCGTCATCTTTTACAAATGTCTTAGATATTTGTTTGTTCAGTAATCTAAGTTGATGAAATACTTGTGACATTCGATAAAGCAACGTAGAGTCGTATTGTGCTAAATAACTTTGGATTGGGAACAATGAATCGTACCACCCGTTTATCATGTGCGAGTGACCGCTTATGTTTATTAAGGCTTGCATCATTTCTTCGTATGCCTGCTCTTTTGTGTATTCTAGTTGTTTCATTTTAAACTACCTCTACGTCTATTTGGTAAATCGCTTTCATTAATTTTTGTTTGATTACAAACATTTGGTATGCCTGACCTTTTTTTGAGCCTTTTACATCAATGTGTTTTATCGCACCGTTTGAATAATAAATCTTAAAATCCAAGACGTACTTACAAATAAGCTCACCATTCACATTTAAATGATAGGTTAATTGCCTTTCCCATTTTTCAACATGTTTTGCCTTAATTAACAGGTCTAATTTTTTTGCGTAATCTGCTTCTTTTGTTGAATGATACTTGACTCCGTTATACTCTTTTTGAACCGCTCCATACTTGTTTTTAGGATTCTTTTGAATCAATTTACCAACCGAACTACCACCGCTTTCTATCGCTGTTTTAAGCCGTTCTTTCTGGACTTTCTTTTTCGAATTCATAAATCGGTTCATTAAATGCTTTCATTGCTATCGTGTAGTTTCTTTTGCTTTTCATCAGCCTACGTACTGACTGTGAGTATTGCCACCTCATTCCCTTGTTCATTTCTTTACCTCAATTTCAAGTTGCTGCTTCAAATAAGCTATTGTTTCTTTGTCAACTTCTGACATTGCTTTTAGTTTGTCATTCTGGTTGCATTGGTAAAAGAACCCAAAGGCAAAGAAAACAAATAGGCACACCCAAAATATATCGTACCAACTCAATAAAGGCGTTGGCTTGTTTTCCTCAAAAAAAGCTTCGTTTCCTTCGAACTCCTCGTTTGTCATGTTTAAATAATCTTTTTTCATAATTCTCTGGATTTTGTTTCGTGGTACATTTTAATCGTGGGCAATATATGTGTGTTGCGTTTTGCATGTTGGACGGTATCTAGGAAGTCATCACACGCCCGTTGTACCATAAATTCGGTTATCCGCATGGTGTATGTCTTGCCGTCCTTCTCGTAAATCGCTTCGCCTGAATTGCTTATTTCTTTGAGGTTAAACATTTTTGGCTTTTTTGATGTAATAAAATTTGTTTTCGCACTTATAGAACCTGTCAACCGCAAAGATATTGCTTGCGTTTTTTATCTCACGAAACGAATAGCTTGCTTTTTGCATCTCAAAAAAAGTAACAATATCCATTTGCTCGGCGGAAAGCAACATTTCAATTAGTAGCGTCTTTTTTGGTGTCCATTCGTCTACCTTCGTAAGTATTGAGTCATGTATTTCAGCGTCTTTTTTAAACTCGAAAATACAATGCCTTTCTTCTATTGAGAAAGGGTACTCCTGCCAATCATCTTGCCCAAAGACCTCTGGCTTTGTCAAATAAAACATCAAGAACCCAACGTCCGCAAGCGTTGACATCATTTGCATCTGGACTTGATAGTAATACTTTTTTGGCGGGTGGTTTATCTGTTCAAAATAGTTGTCAACATGATAAGGACATTTTACATCCATCGGCATCCCATCAATCAAAATGTCTGGACTTGAACCGCACTTCTCATTGATTGGCATCCATCCATCAAACCAAACAGCAGTGGGGAACTTTGGCTTTACCACCAACTCAAAAGCATTGTGTTGGTTTACAGTCCCGTGTCTCATTGCGCTGGTCTCAAAGTCGTCTTTGATTCCGATACTTTGAAGCGCAAGGTCAAGGCAATAGCTTTGTGCTGTCTTGCCAGACCCCTCTGCCAAAAGTTCACCAATTCTAGAAGCTGAAAAGTATGTGTTAATCATTATACTTTCGCTTTTAATTGGGCAAGCCAATCAGGTTTTATGATGAATTTTTCTTCGTACTTTGGAATCAATGGCACTAAAGCCAACGCATCCATTTTCATCAAAGACTCAAATTGCACATCGGTCAATAATGGCTTTTGCGGTGTTTTACCACTCGTCGGCTGTGGTGCCGAACTTGGTGGGTTTTCTTTATTTGGTGGTACTTCGTTGCTGTCTGGGTCTTTTGTATCGTCTATCAAAAACAGCCCGTTCAAAGCGTATTTTCTCGCATAAGAACTTGAAGCACCATAACATTGCGCTACATCCATCCCCTTCCTTTGTGTGTCTATACCAGCCTGCGCCCTTACCGTAATTTCTTGCTTGTCGCAAATCAATCTACAAGTTGATTCTACAAAAAGCATTCCCATAACGTCTTTTATTTCGTCTGAAATAGTAAGAATTGCTTTATGTTTCAATAGGATGGGTTTTAACGCTTCCAGAATATCCTCACAGTTGCGATACTTGTATTTACCAAAAGCGTTGAATTGGTTTTTTGGGGCTTTTAATTCCGATTGAATGTTTACCAATGCTTCCATGATTATGCTTTTTTAGGTCGTGGGCAAGCTAAGATTAATCCATCTGTAGAAAAAGTATTCCCATTTGCTACATACTTGCGTGGTACTTTGTTATTTCTTTCTTCTTGACTTTGTGCTATATAGGCTGATACGTTTGTACCCTTATCGCTCAAAGAATCGTTTATAGCTACTGTGATCTCCACACCTTTGTCGCAATTCTGTAACATGCTTTGAAGTTTTTCTTTTGTAAAATAAAGACTTGATAAACTAGACATATATTTGGTTGTTTAAATTGGTTACTTTTGAAATTCTTTATTGCTTATTTAATTGACTAACAATTTCGTGGTACTTCTTTTGTTGCTCGATAAATATCGAGTCTTTTATCTTTTCCTTTTGGACAAAGTTTACGCTACCAACTTTGGCATAGCCTATGTAACTACTTGTTAATTGTACTTTATACATGGTTAAAATATGGTTTAAGGTTGAGATAAATATCAAATACTGTTTTAGGCATATAATTTAACAAAGAAACATCGCATGTTTCTAATGCTGTTTTTAAAACGCCAATCCAATATGGTTTGCTAGACTTTTCAATGGTTTTAATTACATCTATTTGTGCAAAAATCGTAAGCCTTGAAAATTCGTCGATACTCATATTTTGCCAGTTAAACAGTCAAACGTATAGGCTAGGATAAAATGAACTGTATTTGACGAAATTGCTATGTACAGTATTGAGGCATTAAAGCTGTAAATGAGAAACTGCGTGTAAATGTCCATATTATTCGAATTGGTGTGTAAAAATATTATGGCATTCGCCCGTTTGTGCCAACTCCAAGTCTTTTAGGTGTTCGTTCCCCGTATCTTCGTCGTTTTTGGATTCGGTTGAATAATCTTCGTTGTCCAATTCTCTTTCTAATTCTAAGCCTTCCATTTCATTCGTCGTTTATGGTTACAAAGGTAACTCTATTTTTTGATAAAACAACACTTTTGTTTATAATTTATTTATTTTACGTTTATTTTTGGTTTATCAATATAATTGCTAACTTTGCATTGTTAACGAACGAAAATGGCACGACCTATAAAAACAAAAGAGCAAAACGACTTAGACGCTAAGGCATCGCAGGAACTTAAATATACCTTATCTAATATACAGGTAGGTGAACGGGCATTTATACCCCACATGTCAAAAAAGTTGGTGCAAAGGAAAGTATGCTACCATAACAAAAAACAAGAGTCAAAAATAAAGTTTGATTATTGCAATGATAATAGGGACGGGGTTGTTGGTGTGGCGATATTGAGAATTGGGTAGCGCAGTGGAGTTGCACTGAACAGAGAAGTGTTTCTGTTGTGGGTTACAGTTCTTTTTCAATTGGTAAAATTATGAATAGACGATATAATGGATTCAATGATGGGCTTCACGCTTCATCTGGCGTAGGTGGAGAAGACCCATATTGGGAGTTTGAAGAGCAACTTCTGGGCGGAGTTATAAAACCTAATGATATTATGTCAAATCTAAAAATAGGGCGAATGGTGGAATTTTTCCCAAACAAAAACAAGGATGGGTTAAAGTTGCTTAACAGCATGGAAAGCGCACCGGCAATGATTGTGCAAATATTTAATGAGCATGTTAATTTGGTCGTTTTTACTGCCGATAATACAGGCGAAAATCCTGTAAAAAATGCGTGGAGCATTCGGCATAAAAACAAAGTACAAGGTGAGGGAGAGTCATATTGGGATTCAATTATTTAGCAAGTAAGCTGTAATGTCATTGTTTGACGAATATTCCAAGGCGTTATCTTCAAATATCATATAATAGGCGGTTTGATAAAGAATCATTAGAAGAGATGAATTTTAGGATGCATCTCTCTTAAACTTGCTACTAACGGTTGGGTATATACGAAGTACCCGAATTAGAAGCTTAAAATTTAGTACAAACCTTAATAGGGTGTTTCGTATATACCTTGTCAGCAAATCGTTAAAATATGTGGATTAGAACAGTAAATGGAATTGAATGGATAGAAGTTGAGCAAACAGCACAAGGATTGTGGATACCTAAACGGTAACATATTTTTATGTCTGCTAACGACACGTATTTGGGCTTGTGGTGGCTGAATGGAAACGTGGGTATCCACCGCCAAAAAAACTAACTAGAAATCAATAAACTAAGAATAACCAAGAACGCCACCACATGACTAAATACCGTGTTATGGGCTGCCGTTTTTGTTCACCGATAAACTTCTGGGCGGAGTTATAAAACCCATTTATAATTATGGATTTCATGGGCAAAAAAGCAAAAGACAAGATCACTGGTTTTGAAGGTATTATTACTTCAAAACATATTTATTTAACTGGATGTAATCAATATGGAATTCAGCCATCAGTCGATAAAGATGGGAAAGTCCCTGAAAAAAACTACTTTGATGAAGGAAGAATAGAAATAACTGGGGAAGGTATTTCTTCAAAAAGTGTCACCGCTGAACAAAATGGATGTGACCAAAGAGAACATCCATAATTGAGTAAACTTGGCGACTGTTATGATTTCTACGGTTGCCCATAAAGAGAAGTGTTTCTGTTGTGGGCTTCTTTGGACTTCAAAATCGGGAAAGTGTTTCGCCCATAACTGAAACACAATGTTATATGAAAACCTTTCTTTTATGAATACATTAACCCATTCAGATTTTAATAAAAAAGAAATATATTTTGTCATAATACCTCGTCCTTGGCTTCAAGGTAACCCGATTGGTTTCGGAGCAGTCGAACCAGACAAAGAATATAAACGTGGCATCACATGGGTTGCTGATGTTATAACAAGAACAGATTTGTCGGCATGGTCTGGATTTACGATAAAACAATTTGGTGATGATTTAGGTCATTATCAATTTAAAACATACGATAATTGCTTTGATAAGTTATGTGATGAATTTAAGCATTTGCTCGTTTAAGGTTTCATATAACGCTAGGTGTTCAAGCTTTTTTCGGGATTAACGGAGACGTAGGTCTCCACCGATGGGAACTGAACTTGTGCAAAAAAAACACGAGTTGCCTCTAAAGCCCGAAAATGATTGAACACAGTGTTAGGCGCAAAGTTTTCTTTTAATTAGTAACCAATTAAATTAATTTATAATACAATGAAACTAAAAAATCTTTTGTGGCTATTATTAGCCTTTTCAGTTAGTAATTATTTCGCTTGGATGATTGGCTCGTTTGTTGAAATTAAATCTACTTTGCTGTGGTGCTTTGCACTTACCTGCATAGGAAGCGCACTCTTTTCAGTGCTTGGATTTATTTCAAATGATTCTAATAATTTAAACAAAGTAATTTAATTGTGTAATGTTTTTATCTAAGGTGCACATATTTAAACTTGCGCCTAACGAAGACGGCTTTGTATTGTGCAAGGCTGAACCGCCAAAACGTATAAATAATGGAAAATGTATCTGATATGTGTGAAGCTCAAATAACCAGTAAACCCTTGCATAATTCAAAGCTTGTGTTATGCGATGCCTTTCTTTCTTTTTTTTAGGTTTTTATTTGGTGGTGTGTAATTTGTGTGTATATTTGCACCATACAATATGAGACGATTTAATTTCTTCATTGAGCAACAGTGGATTGACAGAATAAAAAGAGACATGAATAAACATGGATTTACTTCTGTGTCTAGTTTTATTCGATTCATTATCATTAAGTTCTTTGATAAAAATATTGACAGTAGCAATAAGTGAGATACTTCAACCAATCCGTGTGTCGCAGGTTCGAGTCCTGTCATAACTGTAAAAGGTTGTGTAGCTCAGCTGGTAGAGTAACTGACTAAAAAGACTCTCTTAGATTTTCTCTGTCAACTTTATTGAAAGTGGCGATTGCAGTGTTACTTCTTTTGGTGAAAAACACACTCCAAACTTTACCCTTTCAAGTTATTGGAAAGTAGCGACTGAAAAGCGTTCACCTGCTAACTGAAACCGCTTACCAGAGTTTTCTCTTTCCAACACTTGCAAGGGTACATTCCAGAAATGGGGTGTACCTTTTTTTTATTGAAACAATTTTAAACAAATAACTATGTCAAGATTCAACACAACATCAGAAGGAACTAAAACCGTAAATTTAGCAGGTGGCGAAGCTTTCAAGCAAACGCCAGAATTGGAATTGATTTCAATTCTTTTAACCTCATTTGCAAATGATAGCTTTTATCGTTCATCAAACGACACGTTTGAGCGACTAAAAGAACTAGTAAGGATTTGCGATAAGCGATTTGTGGCACAAGCTGCCGTATATGCCAGAACACATTTTGGGATGCGTTCAATAACACATTGCGTGGCTTCTGAACTTGCAAAGCATATATCAGGTGAGGCATGGGCAAAAGACTTCTATTCGGCTGTAATTTACCGACCTGACGATATGTTAGAAATATTGTCTTATCATTCATCAAGAAATGGGAAAATCCCTAATTCAATGAAAAAAGGGCTTGCAAAAGCTTTTGACAAATTCGATGCGTATTCATTGGCTAAATATAGAGGCGAAGGCAAAGGGTTCAAACTAATTGACGTTGTGAACTTGGTACACCCAATTCCGACCGAAAAGAATTCAGAAGCAATAAACGCCCTTGTGAAAGGTGAATTGAAATCGTTTGACACATGGGAGGTAGAGCTTTCAAAAGCAGGACAAACGGCAACTAGCGAGGAAGAAAAAGCAGACTTCAAAAAAGAAGTTTGGATCAAACTTATTCGTGAGAAAAAGCTTGGCTATTTTGCTTTGTTGAAAAACCTAAGAAACATCATAGAGCAAGCCCCAGAAGTGATAAATGATGCAATCGCAACATTAACAAATGAAGCTTTGATTAAAAAATCGCTTGTATTGCCTTTTCGATATTTGACAGCATTTGAAGAAGTTCAAAAATTAAATGATGGAAAAATTGTAAGAGAAGTATTGATGGCACTAAATAAAGCCGTTGATACTGCAATAAACAATGTGCCAAAATTTGATGGTGAAACATTAGTGGTATTGGATGTTTCTGGTTCAATGAACGAATCACACATGGGGACAAAATCGCCCCATGTGATTGGTGCTTTATTTTCGGCTGTTCTAGTAAAATCTAACAATGCTGATTTTATGGTATTTTCTGATACTGCAAAATACCACAACATCAACCCAATGGATTCAACCATAACGATTGCTAATTCTTTGCGTTTTGCAGCAGGTGAAACAAATTTTCATTCCATATTTCAAACTGCAAATAAGAAGTATAATAGGATCATAATTCTTTCTGACATGCAAGGATGGATTGGAGGATATTCGCCAACTAGGGAGTTTTCTGAGTACAAAAAAACAACCGAATCAAATCCATTTGTTTACTCATTTGATTTGAAAAATTACGGAACGATGCAATTTCCAGAAAGAAACGTTTTTGCATTGGCTGGATTTTCAGAAAAGGTTTTTGATACTATGAAAATGATGGAGGAAGACAAGAATTCTTTAGTGAATGAAATTAAAAAGGTCGTGTTTTAACGCATGGCCTTTTAAGGTATCGCATAACGTAAATATAAATGAAGCTGGCATTTGTGAAGCCTAAAGGTAGGTGTGAACTTGCGCCAGTTTCTTTTATATAGTGTTATCAGAATTATTTTTTGTCCGCTTGTTTTGTAATGATTATGTAATTACATTTGCATTACATTTAAACAATAAATAGATGCAAGTACAAGTAATTACATTACCAGTAGAAGTAAGCGAATTAGCGATTAAAGTTTCGGCTAATAAGCAAGAAGAAGTTAAAAACGTATTGCAACAAATTTTTACAGGAACAGATGACTGGGAAAAACAAGTAGATGCAATTGAGGTAAAAGACATTAACGACAAAATGAGTATTGAACTTGCAGAAGTAGCAAGGAAAAACTCAAAAACAGCTAGATTGAATGCTGAAAAAATATTTGATGCAAAACGTGAAGAAGTTCAAAACCTAAAGGCAGAATTTGATTTAGAAGACAAACTTTGGTTAAAGGCAAAACAGGTAATGCAATTGAAATTCAAAGCAATTGAAGAAAAAGCAGAATGGAAGGCAAATTTTGTAAAGCGTTTTGAAGCTGAACAAAAAGAACTAAGAACACAAAAAAGAATTAACGAAGTTTCAAAATATGCTGAAATAAACCGCATAGAATTTGAAAATATGAGTGAGGATATTTTTGATAGTTTTTTAAGCGGATTAAAGGCTAATTATGAAGCCAAAATAGAAGCTGAAAAGAAAGCAGAAGCAGAACGCATTGAAGCTGCAAGATTAGAATCAGAACGCATTGAAAAGCAAAGAATAGAAAACGAGCGACTAAAAGCCGAAGCAGAAAAGAGAGAAAAAGAAATAGAAGCGGAACGCAAGGCAAACGAGCAAAAACTTGCAGAAGAAAGAGCAAAAGCAAAAGCCGAAGCTGATAGGATCGAAGCAGAAAATAAGGCTGAACAAGAAAAAATGAACGCCTTTTTAGCTGAACAAAAACGGAAAAGTGAGTTACAACTAGAAGAAGCTAGGAAGGAGAAAGAAAGACTTGAAAAAGAAATCCAAGCTAAAAAAGATGCTGAATTAAAAGCGGAAAACGAACGCAAGGAAGCTGAACTAAAAGCAAAAGCCGAAGCAGAAAAGAACGCTAAAGCCCCAATAAAACAAAGATTAAATGTTTGGGTAGATTCTTTTGAAATTAATAGAACTTTTGTTGAGCATGAGAAAGCAAAAGAAATAATTCAAAAGTTTGAAGCATTTAAAAAATGGGCTAAAACAGAAATTGAATCTATTTAGTATGGCTAAGAAAAAACACGATAGGCAATTATCTAAGCGTTTTAACGGTAGTGATATTGATAAGTGGCAAGAACTAGCCAATAAAGAAACAGGTGGGAATCTCACTTTGTTTATTGAGTTGACCATAAATAAGGCTGTTGAACGTGCCAATAAGCCCTCTTAATATTTCTGATAACAATTGTGCTTGTCTAACTTGATTTACCAAATCGCTGTTATTAGCTTGTATTGTTAGTATATTATGGTATATTTGTACTATGAATAGTAAGTGGATTTTCACAAACGAGAAGTTGCAAGAGTACGTTATTGGGAGCGATAAAAAGGTTTACAAAAAGCCTTTCGTCTCCCACAAGCGTTACTTTGGCTATAGGGAGGTAAAAATGCAATATCCAGAAAGGTATCGCTTGAATGGTCAATGGTGGTCTAAGGCTCAACTAAAACAGCATATTGCATTGAACCCAAACCCAGAGATTATTTTTGAGAATGGGAAAGATACCCCTTGGTAGTCATCTAGGTATAAAAAAACCAGCAACAAAGCCAGTAGCATTCCCAGCAACAAAGCCACGTAAAAACCATTTGGCATTCGTCCCAAACTTTTGCTTTTTAGTTATAAATACAGTATCGACCCTTAACGATTTTACCGAGTCGGTTATTTTGGTGTTAATTGTTAACTGTGGCACGTTAAATTTGATTGAGCGACCTTTTACCTTATTATCGCTTATCGTGTCTATAATCGTATATTTTACGCCTTCTTTTGTTCCTGTGTCCAAAGTTGAATAAACGGAGTCGCAAGGGCTGTAAACGTAGCTAGGTTGGCGTTCGGTTGTGTCATGCTTGGCTCTTGGTTTTAACCATCTATTTATAATCACTGGCTTTGTGTTTGCGATTATTTCTTTCAGGATTTTTATACTATCAACTTCGATAGTTCTTTTGGTTTCGATTACCGTTTCTTTGCCCTGTTTTTTTGTTACTGTGACGTTTTCTTTTCTTTCGCATCCTTGGTAAAGCAAAAGAAACAACGCTACTACTGAGAAGATAATTGCTAGTATGTTTTTTATGGTGTTTTTCATGTTGTTGTTTTTATTATGGCAAATTTACTATATATTTGTGATACCCTTGATGGGATTAACAATCAAGTTCGGTCTTCGTTTGAAGACAAGAAATCGAGAAGCGCAAGCCTAGAAGCTTTGCGCTTTTTGCTTTTATAAAATGTTTTCGTATATTTGTGATATGATTCGCTCTGACAATAAGAATCAAACCCATTAAGGATAAAGCCCTTTCAAAGAAAGTAACGAGGTCAGAGCCGTTGCGAGTATTTGGGAGGGCTTATTTCATTTTGAAGTATCATGGAAAATATATCAGATACTAAATATTGTAAGTATTGCGAATCTGATAAACCTATCGTGCGCTTTAGAATAAGATTTGACAAGAGAAGGGAGCCTCCACTTGAATATCTCAATAATAAATGCAAAGACTGTGATGCCGAATACACAAGACAAAGGCACTACTCATTAAAAGACGACCCAGAATATAAGAAGAAAAACAGCAAGCGTTCTTCTGAATATGCTAAAAGGACTGGGAAATCAAAAGCAAGATGGCAAAAAGAAAATGATGACCCAAAAAGAATAAATGCACTAAAAGAATGGAGAGAAAATAATAGATGGCGTGTTTCTGAATTGCACAAAATAGCAGTTGGTAAGTACCACACGTATAATATGTCAAATATGACAGACGTATATATTGCTAGAAAAATAAAAGACCAATTCCCTTGGATGGAAAGGGTTGATATTTTGAGAGACAAAGAATTGATGGATTTAAAAAGAGCGGAAATTTTAATTTACAGATTAAACAAACATAGCAATGGCAAAAAATAGACTTACTGAATTAAACGAAATACTTTTCAACCAACTCCATTCTTTGATAGAAAAAGGTGATAAGGAAATCGAAAAAAGCAGAGCAGTCGCAGGACTGGCAAAAGAGATAGTAAACTCCCACAAGCTTGTATTGGACGCTTCGAAGTTCGCAGTAAACCACGGGTTTATCATTTCAAATACTGGTCAACAATCTACCATATTAGACCAGTTTGGGATATACAAAAACCATTCAAGTTTAGCAGAATCTACTAAACCAATAATAAAAGAACCCGAACAATCAAATACGTTTGGCTATAAAAATACATGGGTGCCATCTCAGAAAGTAAAGTATATTTTAGCTAGTGGCGGTCTTGGTCTTTTAGCTATCCGTAACAACATCGAAATGTTAGATAGCACATGGAGTATGTCCGACATTGAACTTGAAATATTACTCGAAGAAATGATTGATAATGGCGAGGTCAAGAAGGAAATAAAGAAAGATAGAAGTTTCTATTCCTTAGCATTTCTGTAATCACTCAATCTATTTTCTGACTAGCAGTTATTGCATCAACAAATAGTAAGTAGTAGCAAATGTAGTAACAAGCAAAATCACTTTAATAACAAAGACAATTTCGCCCGCTCTTGAGCCAAATAACCACCTTTGTAATTTATCCATATCAGAAGTAGTACCAACAAATAAAGTAGGCTGTTTGATTAATTTATTGTAGGTCAATTCGAATTCTATCCAGAACAAAAAACCTGAATAAGCAAGCATTGAAAAGAATAGATAGATGTCGTATGCAACCCATTTAAACACGATTGCGGAACTGCCAGACATCAATAGCACCCTAACAACAAAACGTGTCCAATGCTTTATTTGCTTTCGGTACGTTATTTTTATAATAGCGTCAATATGTGCGTTTACTTTTGCTACCAAGTAAGCAAAAAATGACAGCCAGCAAATAACTAAAAGAGTAATCACTTTATTTTCGTTAGAAATAGTCCCAATATGGTAGTCAACCCAGAATAAAACGGGATAGTGCCAGCTATTTCAAGCACATTTGAATAATCTGTAAAGAATGGGATGCTACTCAAATAAAGCATAAAAGCCCCTGTCGTTACGGCAACGAATGCGATTTTAAACAATGTGTCCTTTGTCATCTTACTTTTCGTTTATGATTAAAACCACTTTTCTTTTTCTATCCAAAGAGGTTACTATGTTGCTTGACGGTGAATGGATGCAAGATTGGGTCATCTTATTTTAGTTTTTCTATTTCAAGACACGCTATTAACTTGTTTGCCACAAATGCCAATAGAGTCACAATCAAAGCATAGGTTGCGTCCGATGCAATATAAGTCGCCCCTGTGATTAATGCAAAGAACCCATCACTTACATTTTGAAGATTCACCACATATTCGCTCGATTTTTGCCCAAGGTTCAATAAAGACCAAGACCATTTCCATTTTGTTACCATTGTGTTATTATATATCTAATTTGCCAGTTGTGTATAATTTTGCCTCTGAAATCCTTCTGGTTACAAGCCCTTGTAATGTTTTACCGCCTGCTTTTACCCACTTTTGAAACTCACTCGAAATAGTCAAGTCGTGCGGATTCTTGTTTACTTTTTTCAACAAAGTAGACCCTCGCAATGCTTGCGAACCAAGATTATACGCAAAAGAAACAAGCGCATCAAACTGGTCTTGTGTAATGTCGTCACGGGTCATCTTGTCAACTTCAAGCTCAAAGAACCGTAAAGTACCCATTAACAAATCTGTTGCCCGTTCTTTGTCAATTACATCGGTAATCTTAACCCTGTCACCATTTTCATAATAGGTTGAACCATACCCAATAGTAACAACACCCGCAGGGCATTTGTAGGCATTTGCACGAAACCCCTCAAAATGCTTTATCAACTCGACTCCTTTTGTGCCAATTTTCATATTATTCGCTATCTATATCAAAACTCTTTAAATCAATACCCTTTTCTTTGCAAATCAATTGAAGCCCAACAAATATGATTTGCATTTTTTTGTTGTCTTGTTTTTTCTCCATCCTAGATTCAGTAACAAAATTACCCAATGTATTTTTCAAGTCATGCACGGACGTTTTGAAGCTATTGAAATCCGATTCTACCATGTTAACCTTTGCCGATACCTTAGCAAATTCGGCGTTCATTGCGTCAAACTTACTATCTATCCCGATGTTTCGAGATTCAAATTTCTTTTCCAAATCAAGTTGTTTTATGTCATCCGACTTGCCTTTGGATTTAAAGTTTTTCACCTCATTCCATAAATACATAATCGCAATCAACAGCGTAATTGGCGTTATCCCGTGTTCCTGAAAAAATGTCAACTCCATGCCACTTTTATTTAATCGTTTCCTTTCAATCTAGTATCTATCCACTCCCTACGCTTTGGTCTGCTTTCATAAACCAAAAAAGGTTTTAAGTCTCTTTGCAAATCTTGTGGGTCGCATTGTCTCCAATCCTGTCTTTTACAGAATCTTGCCGTCAATGTGCTGCAAGTGTAACCGTCCTTAACTCCTAATTTATTCAATAATTTACGGAATAAATTACTAGTTTTAATAGGATAGTAGTTGAACCACTGATTCCATAATTGAAACAATAATTCTTCAAAAGCATACCTACTTCCTATTGCATTGTCCAATACTTCAAAATCTACGGGGACGTTTCTATAAACAGCTATTTCCCTGTATTTGCCTACATCGTTTGAATATTCTTCCGTAGAATATGACTCACAAACACCTTGTGCTATTGCTTCTACTATTTTGCCATTTTTTACTTGAGCGCAATGATGATAATAACGTCTCGTATTGATTTGAATCAACCAAGGCAACCCGTTAAATTTTGGGGCATCAGAATAGTTGTGCACTAAAATTATATCTCCGTTCTGTAATTTAAAATCCTTCATTAGCATCAAATGTTAAACAACCCCCTAGAGTCCGACACCGCAACCGATTGTAACAACATATTTTTTAAAACAATAGCATTGCCCAAATACGCAATATAGAAGTCAAATTCCCCAATTGTTCTCGCTTCAAATTCCTCTTGTGTCTCTGGTCTATCGTAAGTCGTTTCGTCTGGTAACGTCTCCGTTATCGTTGCGATAGTTTCGACCCCAAATGTAATCGGGTTAAGCCTTGTGGTATTTTTTGCACGAAGCAACCTTTCATAAGGTCTATTTCTTTCGCTTCCATCTTCTGCCAAACGAACATAATTGTCTTCACAATAATACACAAGGCAATGAAGGTGTATCTCACCAGCAATCATTGTGAATATTGTCACATCCAAATCTCTTTTACGATTACCCTTTGGGTCGTTTGAGATTTGAATCCTAGAAAAGTCTTGGGTGATAGGTTTTGTGTACATATGTTTATGATTTTGTGACCCTTACTGTCAAAAATGGGATAGTCAAATTTGAGTCATTCACTGTTGATTGTGCCGTAAATACCAAATAAGTAGCAACCGTTTTGTTAAATGCTGGGGAGCCAAGTATAGTAGTACCATCTTGTAAAGAGTTGGTTGCTGGCGCTATTGTCGTGTTTGCAACCGTTGGCTGGTAAAAGAAAATAGTCCTTTTAAACCACCCCACACTTGCCGCTGAACTTCTTAACGCTACCTGAACGGGACTTCCTGACAAATCGGGCGTTGCGTTAAAATAGATCCTCCAACTCGCACTATTGGTCGGGGAGTTAATTATCTGGTCTATCTCCATAATGGAATCGGCTGTCAGATAATTGGCTGGTATCAACTTAGTTGAATATACCCTTTCCGTGTTATCCGTAGTGACTGTTGAACTTATTTGCGAATGGAATATCTTTGCATCCCTTGGGTCTGATAAACGAGAGTCGGTAGTATCAACTGGAGTAAATCCTAGCAAATCAGGAACTGTCCTATACGCTCCACTACCTGCAAATGCCTTGTTTTGGTCGCCTGCTGACGGTGCGGGTACTCTACCCGATGTACCTCCCAATCCAGCCGTTGCGCCTGTCATGACAGCTATTGCATTGGCTGCTACTTTTTGAAGTGCTGTTAGGATAGTATCTGTGTTTGTTACAGTCCCAACTCCTGCAACAAAACTTGTCAATGTAGCTGCAATAGTAAGAGCATTTGACCAATATTTATTTGTAGAACCTTCTGCAATGTCGTCAGTATCTAAAACAACCGTACCAGTCTGTCCGTTCACACTATCCACAGCACCACCTCCTCCAGTGCTTACACCACCCACTATAACATTTATATTATTTAATGAGTCATACGCAATCATTACGACTTGCTCTGGCTGCAATTCAACATCCGCACCCGTTCCTGTTATGATGTCGTCACCACCTGTACCCGCATTGTTTTTCAATGTAATTATCTCTGTCGAACTGTTTCGTATTATCTTGACTCCTTTTGACGTGTTTCTTATATCTGTAATGTCAAATGGCGCACTAGCTTCAAGACTAAAATAATGCGGCTCTTCTGGGTCACTCAAATCGAGTGTGGAAGTAGTAAGCTCTATCTGTACAGGAGTCGCAAGATGCCAGAAACTATCATCTATACCCCCAGATAAATCTACTTTCCCTATTTTTTTTGCGTACTTAGTCATATACTATTGGTCTTCACGTGTATTTATACCACCAGTCACATACGTAGGGCTTCCAGTTGTAGATTTAGCTGCCAATGTTACCCATTCCCCTGGTTGTAATGTAACCTCCTCCATGTTTATATCGCTTGTACCTCCGAAATGGTGGTCAAATTCCCCCGTGTCTCCTAAATGTCCAGTCCATAATAATTGGTCGCCAGTGCTATAAGTAACCGTTGTGGCTGCCGTGTCATACACACTACATGAATTACTAGCAAGAACTTGGAAACTAGGATTGCCAGCTAATGTCCCTCCTTTGATTAAGTAATAAATAACGGGTGACGTGTGTTTTATCGCACCTGAAATAGACAGTAAATTAATAACGCATTGGTTTGCTTTCCCCGCATAATAACGAGTATTATAGATTGTCATTAATGCTTGAAGGTTCACCGCCCCAACTGTTGTAAGTTGATTGAAATAACTAAAGCGATTCCCATGCAATACTTTTAACCCTTCAACAAAACCCGAAAACGATGCAACTTTTACACTTACGTCTGTTGTGCTTCCTGCTGAATAAGCAGCCATTGTAAACGGGAAACTAGGATTAGAGAAACTAGGTGACGTTAATGAATTTGGGATATTTATTACATGTACCGTTGCCCACGTTGGGTTGTTCCCTTCTAAACAAGTTTCGACTTTGAAAACTATTGCACCAAAACCAAGATATTGAATACCTATTTGGAATACATTTCCCTTTGTCCAATCTGCCGTTACTCCACTTGAACCAGTACCATCCAATTTGTCCCCGTTCCAGTCTGATTGTGAAATAAACGTATCTGTACTTGCTACACCTGCTTTTGTTTGTGCGATAGTAGCTGCTGCACCTGTACTTCCTGCGGCAAAAGATTGTGTTCCTGCTGTTGTCCCTGCTGACTTACGAACAAATACAACTGTCGTGCTACTTGCTGGGTAGGCATCCCATCCTGTATAGCTTGCATAACTGGCTATTTCATAAACAGTTTTTTGAATGTTACTCGCATTGGTCAAAGGAACTGTGAACGCTGTACCGTTTAGCGTTATTGTACAGTTGTTTGCACTTGTCGCCCCTGTGGTAACTGTCAAAGTCTTGACTTCACGAACGCCCCCTTTTACATACAATATACCAAATTCTGTGTTTGATAAATCGCTTGTGTCTCCGTACCCAAAATAAACGCCATCACTTGCAGTCCCTACTCCTGCGATTGCGTAACTATTAGCAACAGGTGCGCTATATAGTGCCGTAAATCTTGCTACTACTCCCTGACCTGCTCTGTACCTTAATCTTTTTCTACCTAACAAAACAGCTTGCGAATAAATAGTAGTTCCTGTATTGCACGAAAATAAATTATCCGTTCCTGTAACTGCTCCAGAACCACTTACCGTTGTAGTGCTTTGCCCTGAATTAATCCCATACACCGCATCTGTTTGGAATATAGGAATAAGACTTTCAGTATGAACGCTACCAAACGGCAATAAAGGGTCGTGTATCGCTACTTCTGCATGACCCTCTGACGTGACTGCAAGTTTTTTGTTAGTGCCATTGTCTTGTTCACCGTATACAATCACTGGCGACTTACTATCTGATAAAGCAGGGGTTTTGTTGTCAATGCTTGTCAGGATTGTTTGTTGTTCAGTAGACAAAACCACTGGTGCTGAATTAGCACTAGAAGCCTGACCGTTTGCGTTTGGAGGTGTATATGACATTTTCTTATCTTATTAACCAATTAGAACCATTTGAAATAAAATCCAAACTTAAATATGGAGTAGTCATTACAATCGAACTACTACCATTTATTGTTTGAGAACTTGTTGTGTTTATTGTAGTCGAGCCACTTACAACCGTAACCGTATATTTGTTTATGTTCCCAATTGCAGTCGGCAAAGTTAATGTATTAGTCCCCGTGCAATTTTCTACATAATCAGTTAATGCAGCCGCCCCCAATGTAACCGTAACACCTGCCCTATTTTCAATTACACGAACTATCCCTGTCTGCCCGCTGGGAACTAATGTAGTCTCAATGTACGTCTCGTCAGGATTAAACTCCAATTCAGTCGTACTTTTTGCAGTCCCTATGCTTCTAACTATAATGCCCTCCGTATCAGGAATATCATCATACAAACAAATAGCACCACTCGCCCCAACGTAGTATAATTCTCCCGCTGTTAATCCAGAAAACCCGTCTTTTAACCCGATTGACAGAGATTCCCCCGTAGCATTGGCTGTTATTGTCGCATCCGTTACAAGTCGTAATTCAGTAGAACATGTAGCAACCGTTAGATAGTCAGCTTTCCAATATTTGCCATCCGATTTTAAGTAAACCAAATCATTTTCAACTAAGTTTTCTCCTGCTGTTATTGTATCGGTTAAAGAAGTCCCTGAACCACCACCACCCGAAACAACTACCCAATCTCCTAGCTCGTTCAGATACTTTGTAGAATCACCGCTACTAGAAATACCTATACAATCCTTTACGTCTTGACACGTTCTAATCAAAGGCGTATTTCTTGGTTGTACTACACATGTTGAATCCCCTTGAACGAATACTGTGGTAGTGCTAAGTAGATTAGTTGCTAAGTCTACATTTAGATTAGTTGCGCTCGATTGTGAGTATATCCTAGCCTCCCAATTGCCTACTACATTTAGATTTACTTCACCATCTAAAGGATTTGGCGTACCATAACCTCCTGAATCAGTAATTAAAATAATTGGTTTTAATGTACTTCCTAAATTTTGAAATATAGCCAATACTTCATCTTGGTTATACTGATTAGTAAACTTAATCAGGAAATAACCTAATGAGTTGGTTACATTCAACCTTACTCGTCTTGCAGTACCTTGTACTATCGCAAACATTTATTGGTGGTCTAGTAAGTTGTTGTTGACAATTTCCTGAATGCTTGGTTTTCTTGCTGGTCTACCAATTGACGTAATTTTAAAACCACCTGAACTACTTGAATCACAACCGCAATTATCGTAAAATGGTGAAAAGCATTCTTTGTTAGTTGTCAAGAATAATTTTAAATCATGTTCATAAGTCAAGGCATCTTGGTCAGCTTGTGAAATCAATTCACCTAATCTTTTATCTGTAATTACAGTGCTATTGTCTTCATTCCACGTCCTTAATCCTTTTTCAGTAGAATCGATGTTGGCATTATTCAAGTACCTAGAATAAGCTCTAAAAGATAGGTAAGGAATAATGCTATCAATCAAATCTTGGAAGTCAGGTGTAATAGTGCCCGCTTCAATTTGGGTCAATAATTCATTGTACAAGTCAACACAAAGGATAGGCTTGACGTACCTGTCTTGTGCGATAATTATAGAGCGTGTAATCTTGTCAGCATCTACGTTAAGAGCCAAATCTACCCACTCGTATAACTGTTCGGGTGTGATTATGCTAATCCTGCAACTCATTTCTTGTCAATGTTATGACCGTAATTTTTCAAAGCCAAATCCCTTTTAAAACCACAAGAGTTCCCGTTGTTCATTACCTCATTTGATACCTCAAGTTCCTGCAATCTGTTTATAGCTGAAATGATTATTCCAGCCATTCTAAACTCCTTTGCAGTCCAATCGTTCTTATTCAGGTTTAGAATATGCAAGTTTCTTTGGATAGGCTGTTTTGAGTAACCTAAAGCCTTACAGCAATCCGACTCACTCCAAGTTTGTAGTTCCTTGTAAGTCATGTTTACAAGCGAGTAGTATTCGTTGTACCTAGCTTCGATTGTACCCTTAGACATATTCAAAGGAGTGTTGATTTCAAAGCCATCAAATAAATTTAGTTGCGTTGCTATTTGTGTTTCGGCTGGTATTTCTTCTACAACTGGCTCAAGATTAACTAACCCTCTTACTTCATCATTTGTAAGTTTTTCGATTACTTTATTCGCCAATAATGGACTTAGCGTACTAAGTGTGTTAAGTCGTTTTTGAATTTCATCCTGAACTGGTGCGGCAGCCATCTCAACATCATAATTCTTTTGAACCCATTTACGTTTTTCTTCTGCTGTTAAAGTAGCAAGAACGTAATCAGGTAAATCAACTGTCAACGATAACGGTCTGATAGTTATTTTTGAAACGTCAAATGGCTGATGCCAGTGCCTCATTATCTCTTGCAAACATCTTTCTATTTCCCTTTGTGGGTCGTTTACGTTTTGTTGAAGCATCTTGATAGCGTTCAACAAAAGTCCGTTGTTCCCTAATGTTGCCCCTTGGTCAATCCCAATAATGACAGGATGAACACCAACTGCCATGCAAATATTTTGTTGCACTTGCTTAATGAACGCCTCGCTTATTTTGTCGTTATAATTGTTGGGAAAAGGTGTAATCTTAGCTGCACTTTCGGCAGTTTTTGACCAAAACACCATAGCTGAACCTGCCATTTCTCCACCTGTCATTCTACGTAAGTCCTTATCTAGTAAGTTCCCTACTGTTTCAAAGTCTTCTGGGTCGTCTGACATTTGAACTTTTTCGTCAGGATCACCAATCATTTGAATAAGCGTACTTTGATAAAAGTTGTTATCTACCAAACGCTCCCTGTAAGTACCTGTTTTAGCATCAGCAGTTATATCATTAATTGCAGAATAATAATCAGGTATTGGATAAAAACGATTGCTTATATTTGATTGACCATACCAGAAAACTTGTCCTTTGTATTCTTCTTGTTCTACCGAATATTGTTCAGCTACTTTTTTTGGGTCGAACGTCCAACGAAAAATGGTGTTCTTTTTCTTGTAGTCAGCCATCCCGAAAAATGGATTAGTAGCTATTTTATTAATTTCACCGTCAGCATCTGGGATGGTCAACCTTGCATTCTCATATGGGATGTGAGTAATTGATACAATCTTGAACATTTGGTTGTAACGAATATCCAACGAAAAACCACGCAGCAAAGTAAAATCTTCTACTATTTGCTTTAATAGCATGTCAAGCGTTTCGCCCCTACCATTGACAACCATTTTAGCAACATCTTGGTCTCCAATACCGTCACCGCCAATATATTTTTGAAGTTTGTTTAATGCAGACGTAGCAACTGGAGAATCATAAATAGCCTCTGTCAAACGTAAAGGGAAATCGTTATAACTACCATACGGCAATATATCGTTTGATTTGTCCTGTTTGGCTAATGGTGCAGGGCTGCGGAATAGGTTATATACTTTCGCTAAGAAACTCATTAATGCCGAAATAATTAGGCACTAATTTACGTCCGTTTCCAGCTTCTTTTCTAATTTGTGCAAAGTCGTGCAACTTTGTTTCTAAATCAAAATTACATTTAGCACTCGAATTACGGTACTTCCTAGCTATGTCTTTGCGAATGCTAGTGTAGTGATGCATCGTTATAGGTGCTTCTTTCGGGTTTTTATGTGTTGCCTTTCTGGTAGGGTCTACCAGTACAGGATATTCACAAAATCCATGTTTTAAGTTATCCTGAATTTTGTTGACAAATGGCACGTAATAGCTTTCCAAGTTTTCAAGTGCCAAAGTAGGGTATTTATCGTAAGCCTGAATCTTGCAGTAGCTTGCTTCAATGTCGTTTTCAATTACCCAATTTTTAGCTTTTAAAAATTCATCACTAAAATAGTATTCGTCACAATCCATGTGTATGTAATGGGTACAACCTTTTTCTTTTACTAATTCAAATCCTAGCTTACGTTTCTCCGTTTCGTTCTTGCATCCGTTCAATCGTTCATTAGTCTGTCTAGGGTTGAACAATGTAACAACATCAATTAAACCTAAAGACTGTAAGCGAACACACTCTAATAAGCCACCGTTATATTCTTCACCCCAATTGCTTTTAGTTTGAACAATGGCAATAATTAAATCAACTGAATTTCTTATCTGTTTAATTGAATCTTCTAAAAGTTCCTCTGAATCGTATACCGAGTATATGGCTGATAGTTTCAATGTGTTAAAGTTAATTATGAATTGAAAATTATTTTAGGCTCTGATAAAAATATCATACACATATCGTTTAAGCAATAACGCCATTTGGTGCAATTTGAAATTGTCAACACTTCACCACAACACTGACAATATTTACGTTTTGGTTTTGTCATCTGCTATATTTAATTATTTAATATCTTTTCTAGTTCTTCCTTTGAACCTATACTATAATGGCTTCCATCTTTGCCTTTATAATGTACTAAAATACCAAAATAAGGCTCTGTACTCCAATATAACTCTCCCTTTTTGTTATCAAGAATGGTGTTTCTATTACAACCATCAAAAGCTAATATTTTCATTGATGTTGCAATAGTACACATTTCTCTATATTTTGAATCGGTTGCCCATTTAGTATCACTCATAATTTTACCATTTACCTTGTATACATTCACAACCTTCGCAAGCTGTTTTTGCCTTGATGACACACCAACATGCAGTACAAATCCCACGTTTTTTAAACTCGCATCCCTTACAAATTGACCTACGTTTTTTTGTCAGTTTGGTAGGCGATATAAATAGCCAGTCAAACCACCCTTTAATTATATTTATAAATACCATGATTTGAATTTACTGAAAATACTTTTACCCCATCAATATAAACGTTCATTTGTATTTTACTAGTATCGCTTACATTTTGGTTGAAGCATGATATTTGTAATGAATTTATTTTTAATATAGTATCAGAATAAGTAAATGAACCTATTGGATATTTGTCAATTTCTGGCT